TCCATAGGTACTCGTAAGGCAAGCCAAGGCCAGTGGCGGCCGCTCGCAGAAATTGATCCATGAAGTCTTGCAAGTTCGGGCTGGGCCGATCGTTCTTTAGTTCACGCAAACGGCGACCTTGAGGGATGTTCCCGATTGCGCCTCCGCCTAAAATTTTGTCTGTCGTAATGCCATCGTCGCTTGTGCTGTCGTTCCCAAAGAATCCTGTGCTCCCCTCGCCTTCAAGCGCCAATCCGATTTGCCCCACTCGCTTGGCTGCACCTGTTTCGTATTCAAGAATCTCATCGCGATCCTGAAGAAGATTTAGGCAGGTCACTAATCTGGAAAGGCTGCGCAGCTCATCGGCTCGATCGCGTTCAGCCAAAACAATGACGTCGGCGGCTTGCACCTCGCTGAATTTGTCGCCGTCTCCCGTGCGGATGTAGTAGGAAAGAGGGCGTCCGTTGCCATTGACCCGCACTCCGTCGATCACTTTTGAATCGTTGATATATACAGGAGTCGAGCAACGGTGAGCTTCAATGAGCTGCAACATCGGCCAGCCATCGCCGTTATCGGTTAATAAAATAAAGAGTTCATTATCGCGCAGCATCGTGCGTGTGGCCACTTGCTGAAGCGTGTTAAAATCCAAAAGACCGCGAACGTCGCAAGCCAGCGACCAGTTGTGGAACCACTCCTCTGTGGCGTTGTTCCATCCCTCGTCCTTGGTTCGGCTTTGGCATTTGATGCCAGGGCCAATCGAATTGCGAGTCATGCAATCAATCGCCCCGCGTACCACTGGATTGTTGTAGTACATGTAACGAGCAAGGCCCAACACCTGCGTGCGGCTGGCGGTTGTGACGTCGATTCGGCTATCTTGTGGCGGCGTGTAAATGTAGCGCCGTTTTGTGTAGTCCTGGGCACCTGCCCGAATCAAACGACCGAACCAATTTCCCAGAGGCATATTAGGGGTAGACGACTTGCTGTACGCCGTAGTTGGGGTAACTCACTTGACCCGTGTTCGTGCTTAAAAATGTTTCAACCTGTGCGCTAGTCGTAAAACCCTTTACCTTGCGCCACGCTTCGTATGCCAATCGGGCCAAAGTTGCAGGATCCATATCTTTTTGAAATTGATAGCTAAACGATTTTCCGGCTACCGACGCACTCACCATATAGCGACCATTATTGTTAAATGACTCAAACTGACTTGCGGCCAATGCCTCCAAGGCAAGGCGCAGTGCGACAGGATCTTTTGCAGCCTGAATCCAAAAGGAAAAAATAAGCCCTCGCTCCACATCGCCAAAATCGTGTCAATCATACCTGCGTAAGCGTTGCCTCTGCGGCAATCACCTTTCCGTAAACCGCAAGGCCAGCAAGGTATGTTTCGCAATCGTACAAGTGGTCTTGCCGTGACTTGATCCGAATCCACTCATACACGTCTTTTCCAGTTTTACGGTTAATTCTATGAGCCTTGCGATGACTCGCCATGTGCTCCCTGTAATCAGGGCTAACGTCGTGCGCCACCTCCCACAGCGGCCCTTGTCCGCGTCGCAACCAAGCCAGCAGATCTTGGCACGCTGGCGAACTGAGAAGCAGCAAACGGCAACCCGCGTCGGTAGTTTGTTCGGAGCTGTGGACGCTTTTGATCCGCGTTCCGTTAATTTCGATCAGATAGTGCGGTCGCTCCTCTCCCTTAATTGCCATCCACCCGTAACGGGCAGCGATTCGGTATGTGTCTTGGGTTTCGTAACCTGAATCGATACAGGCATGACGAGGTTTTACCCCTAAGTCCTGAAGGCTTTGCGCTACGTCCTCAATCGTTCGCCTGCGCCCTTCCTCAATCAATCGACTCGATCCATCCCTGCCAAACGCTCGCACTACAAACCAGTACCCGTCTATCTGTCGATCGATCGCCGCCAGTTTAATGTGATCGGCCTCCCAATCCTGCTTCTTTGCAAACGCTCCCGGCGGAATGCTGTTCAGCTCATCATCGTCGAATTGATCCTCCCAAGGCATCGCACTCCACCCGTTTACGAACCCTTGCAAGCCGTGAAGATAGTGCTTTTCGGTTAGGAACTTTTTGGCCGCGTCAGCAAATCCGAGCGTGCTCGAATACCATGACGGCAGCCGAAACGATCTCCGCCCTATCTCGGCGCTCGGATTGCCCGCAACCCACCTGCCCCTCTCAATCGATTGCCTGCGGTTTCGCTCGCTCCACTTGGCGTCGCACTTGGCGCAGTGATAGGTTGCGGTTTCCGTAACTCGCTTCATGTCCCATTTGCCATCCTCCGACCGTGCCGTTTCATCCCAACGTATCTGCCCAAACTCCATCGCTTGAAATTCTCCGCACGCATGGCAAGGGACGTGGAAAGTCTCTTGCGATCCTGCTTGATAGTTAATCCAGATATCGCCGGTAGAGAGTGTCGGTGTGCTAGTGAGAACGTGCTTACGCTGCGGAAAGGATTTAGTGCGTTCTAACGCCAGGGAGTAAGCGGCCGCGTCTTTTTCGGATGGTGGAGCAAAAGAGTCCAATTCGTCCAAAACGCAAATGCAGATCGGGCGGGAACTAAGATTACTCGGACTGTTACTGCCGACCAAACTGAGTGTGCATGTAGCAAACTGCATTTCCATGATTTTAAAATCGTTCATATCTACCGGGAAAAGTGCCTTAACTGGCTTGCACTTCTGGAACAGTGGAGCCAACCGCGTCTCGCTGTACGATCTAGCCAGATCCGCGTTAGGCATTACGAGCAATGCTGGCGCTGGATCGTTTGCGATTCTGTACGCAAGCCAAACCGCAAGCGTTAGCGTCTTGCCTGTTTGTGATCCCCAGCAAAGCGTGACGGTGTGCACGCCAGGATCGGCTAATGCTTCCAGAACCCCACGCACATAAGGCGTCCACGTTGTGCTGTAAAGACCTGGGCGAGCGGTAAGCCTGCTATCCAGTTGAATGTTTTTCTCCGCCCACTCGATCACCCCTGGCGGCTTTTCGTAGTGCCAACGCAGTCGCGCCCTTCGATGCAGTTCCGACTGCGCTTTGGTCACAGTGCCGCCTCTACCTGACGCATGATCTGTCCCACTTCGTTTTCCACCTCTGCCTCAACCTCAACCGCTGGCCTGTTGGCGCAGATCGGGGCCAACCGTTTTGCCATTCCTTTGAGTAGCGGGATGAGTGCGTTATCCCTTGCGGCCAGAATCTTGTCGGCCTCATCAACTGGCACCATCGTGCCCTCTGCCTGGTCAATGTCTGGCCGGTCCCCCTTCATCCTGCGCAATGCCTCGACCAGCTTTGTGTAGTTACTGATCAGCTCGGAGCGATCTGCCCGCGTGTCGTCCTTGGCTGACTCCCCAAGGCTGGCCGCCAGATCCTCAAGCCGCTGGATCTCGACGTCCAATCCCCCGCCCTTGGCCTTCACGAGCGGCTGCGCCTCCGCCTTCTTGCGCTGAAGGTAGACGGTTGCGCGGGATTTGCCCGTAGCCGCCATAGCCCTCTTAACGTCGTGGTTTACTGGTCTAGCCATAGGACGCAACTACTACGGGGCCACACTCAAGAAATCGACGGCAGTCGTCGCCACCTCGATTTCTAGCCGTATAAAAGATTCCTTATGCACGTCCGCCTAGCTCCTTATAAGCTCGCACGATAGGCTCAGCTTCGGTCAGGAATTGGCTTCGAAGTCCATCGTTTTGCTTCACGTACCGCATGCCCTTGTTAGATAACCACTGACTAACTTTAATTACTGGCCACAAGAATGGCTTAGGCTCAGTTGGTGTGCTGGTTGTAATAGGATCAGGTAGCATCTCAGCCCACAGCATGATCTGCCTAACCACACCTGGCTCCCCGCTGGCCAGTTTGTGCTGATGTGCTGCCACACGTTCCAACCGCTTGCCCTGCTCATCGGTTAGCCCGGCTGATTCAAGTAACTTGCCTAGATCATCGCCGTTGCTTCTGGCCTTGCTTATAATGCCTCCTGCCATTGCGGCTAGGCTGATCACCTCGCCGACGGCTTCAAGCGTTTCCTCCCGCCTTGTATTGAGTTCTTTGACTATCTGTTTGAGTGTTTGCATTTAACCCCTTTCATTAGTGCGCCAATTTTAAATTTAGGCGTTTCACGTCGACGCTTGTCGTGATGACGCCTTGCCCGCTGTTCGTAAGACTTTCTGGCTGACTCGCTCTTGCCTGCTCTAAACCTGATCCCAAGCCTGTCTGACACGTCTAAAGCCTTCTTGCTGACTGCCTGCTTTGTTATTTTGAACCGCTTGGCAAGGCTGGTCATAGATTCGGTCGAGCGGTTTAGAACGATCGCTAGGATGCTGTGATCCAGCGTATCGGTCATATTCTGCAT